GCGCCCCGTAGTCGTGATCGCCGGGCGTGGAGCAATATCCTGGCTTATCGGTACGCACTGCGGGCGGTCCATCTTTTCGACGCCGCCCCAGCACTCTTTATCCGCCATCGCCATTGCGATGATAGCACAGTCCAAAAGGTGATTGTCGGTCGACACCTTCACCCACTCCCACGCGCCGCGCCTGTCCCGGCGCTTCTCTTCGGACATGAGGTGCCTGACAAGTTCCTCGCGGACATCGGCGTGAAACTGAATCGCGCTCATCGATCCGAGCGGCAGGCCGAGCCTGTAGGCCATGGAATCCTTGAAGGCGTTGGTGTTCAGCATCCAAACATTCAGCCCCCCGGGGATCGGCTTCCCCTTCTCCCCTGGCATCTTGTCGATGATTGTCAGCCTCATCTTTTCGACCGAATCCCTTGACTGCCCCTTTGTCCCGAGAAGCCTTTTCCCGTCCGATGCCTGCCGGATGATCGTATAGGCCCGCTCCGTCTGCGTCGTGTCCTCCTCATCCCTTCCGCCGCCGGTGTCCATCCCTGCCCGCCAGATCGGAAAATCACGATTGCCGGAAACGTTCCGGTAGCGAGAGGCAAATACGAATTCCCGAACGGTCCTGATTTGATCTTCAAGGCTGAGGCCGACAAAGGAAATCTGCCCGTAGTCAACGACATGAGAGGCAAGATTCTGCATCGTCGCCAGCACGAGAAACCATATTCCCCGCTGTCCGGGGTCTATGCCGGCCGTAAGGGCTATTGTGTCGTCCGGGCATATCCGCCCGGGTATTTCTGTCTTTCGGTTCAATAATTCGATCTCCGTTTTTTTCTCGGCCTTCTGTGTCCACGGTTCGGCCATCCATGAATTTTTGAAGTTCTGGAAATGCTTCGGGTCGTCCTTCGTCCGCAGGAATTCAGCCGCCACCATCCCGAACGAAAACCACGGCGTGTAAAGGCGATTGAACTGGAACCCGACCGTTCGGGGCTTGACTTTCTTCATGCACTCGTCAAACGGCAGGCCGCCGATGATGTCTTTCCATTGGCCCCTCCTGACAAGCTCCATCCTGCGGTCCTCGTGAATCTCGCCGCCGCACTTTTCGCAGACGTACCAGGAGCGTTCCTCCGCCTCTTTCGGTGTCGATCCTTCCGGCCACTTGACGCCTTCTAGTTTCAGGATTTGTTCGGCACCGCAGTGGGGACATGTGATGTAATACCGGAACCGTGCATCACAGGCTTTCTCTCCCTGCGTCATGTACTTTTCTTCGATGGTCGGGGTCGACGTGCAAACGATCTTCCGTGTGTACCGGAACGTCGATGTCCGCTCCTTGGCGAGATCGATCGGAGAGGCTTCAATCCCCGTCCAGTCCTCGTATTTATCAACCTCATCGAGAACGACGATCTTGACGGCCCGCGAAGCGAGGCTTACCGGAGACCCGGCCCAGCCGAAATAAATTGTCATCGAGGAGAAAGTTTTTTTCTTCTTCCCGGTCTCTTCGCGGTTCAGGCGTGCCATGCCCTTGAGTTTGTCGCTGTGGTTTATCATGTCGTCAAATCGCGTCTTCGATACTTCGTCCGCAAGGTTTTCGTTCGGCTCCACAACAAGGGCCGATCCCGGATCTTGGATGATCGCGTAAAGCAGCATGTTCAACATGCCGTCCGTCCCGCCGCTCTGCGCCGGTTTCATAAGCCAGATCTCTTGAACGCAGTCGGCTCCAAATGCGTCCATGTACCCGCGGGCGACTGGGTTGTAGGAGGTCTCCCATGGCCCCCGCTTTTCTGACTTGTCCCCAAGCACGCGGTATTTGTCCGCACATTCCGAGACCGTAAGTTCTTCCGGGGGTTCCCATGCTCGCGCTTCCTCCGGCCACCATACTTTTTTTCTTGCCGCCGCGCTCTTCATTCACCGAAAACCCCTGTCTTCCTGGCGTAAGTCTTCATGATGTGCCGTACCTGCTTCTTGACGATCTCTTTCGCCTCCGGCCACCGGGACAGCCTCTTCTCGATGGCCAGCATGTCGGACTTGACGATATGGACACGGCGGACAAGCTCATCTGCCACTTCATCCCGGGAGATCAAAGAGCCCTCCATCTTCTTGCGCTCCATCTCGTCCATCTTCAGCTTTTCGGCGTCCCGCTGTTTTTTGATCGCCTCATGGGTATCGTCGGCCCGCCCCTCCGCCATGCCCTGATAGTAGGCGCCGATGAGTATCAAGGCCTTGAGCGCGTCGACGTTCCCCCTGATCGGCTCCGGAACTACCCCGTCCTTGGCGAGCTGCCGGTACCGTCTCGACGTGAGGCGTAGCCCAAGTTTCGCCCAGGCCACGGCAAGCTCTTCAAGTTTGATTTCGTTGGCCACTATTCGACCTTCCGCAGCACGCTAAATTTGTGACCACAGGACGGGCAGGAGACGATCTCGCCCTTGCCTGATCCTGATCCTGCATTTTCTTCCGGCGGCGTCGCCGTCATGGAAAGCCCAAGCTCATGCCGGTTGAATCCGGTAAGCTCCATATCGATGCTGCCGTCGTCAATCTCCACAATGATTTCTTTCAGTTTCGGCATGTCGAACTCTCCGCCGTGCTGATTCGCCGCGATATTTGCCAGGGCCTCACGCTTGGGAGTCCAGGAGACCTCGCGGTATGACCATCGGCCCCAGTGGGGAGTGTCGACGTATCCGTCCTGCAGCGTGCCGAGCTTGTCCTTGCAAGGCTTTTTGATTATCGGCCATGAAGGATCGAAGAGCCGTGTCCTCTGATGCCCTCCAACGAGTCGGCCGGTCCTGACATTAAAAACAATGCCCGATAGGTCACCGAATTCGGCCATGGACTTTTTCAACATTTCCAACCGCTTATCTGTGATCTTGCGGGGATTGAATGCCGAGTGCTTGAGGTCTGAGGTCTTCATGTTGCTCCTGTATAATTTTTATCCACCTTGAAATGAAACGGCTAATTTTTATCCATGCACGGGCGAATATCGAGGTTTGAACTTCACGCACTCGAAACCCATCCAGAAGAACCTACAGCACTTTCAAACACATAAATCATTTTCATTGTTGGTTCACGGCGTGAACGCTACTGGATACTTTTTATCCACACACCCCTAAAGCCTTCGGGTACAACTCCCGAAAGACAGCCTTCGCCTTTGCCTCCGCAATCTTGTGGAATTGATACCGCTTCCGGTAGACTGGCTTCTTGACGAATATCATAACCGGCTCAATGGCCGCTCCAAAGGCAAAGCGCGTAGTCTTGTATATCCCCGGCCTGAATCGTCCTTTCGTCGTCGTAACCGCGAAGTATCGAAACCCACGCGCCCTCTTTGTTCCCCTCCACTTCTTCGCCTTCGTTGCCGCTGTAGCATTGGCCCTGTAGCCCACATCAGAGAAACCCTTGAACCATGAGATGATCTGTATGATCTGCGCCCTGCTCATGTTTCCGTAAGCATCCATCTGCGCTGCATTTCCGGGAACGGTGTACATATTATCCGGCAGGATGCCTGCATATCTCAGTGCCTTCTCGTGCCTCTTTGATCTGCGCTCACCCCCAAAGACCTCAGGCCCCAAATACTTTGACGGGTCTGTGCCTTTTCCGGCATCAGGATTCGGCCCGATCTGAACAACGGGGCGTGCCTGTGTAGCCTTCCAGACATAGATTGCCTTCAGCGTGTAGGGCGTTGGCCTGTCGAATGCCCGAGGCATTTCCTCGATAAGTGCCGCTCTCACCGCAAAGCCAGTGTCATTCAGGGCTTTTATCACGGCCGTACCTATTTTTTTTTGAACCGCCTGAAGATTGCGTACCGTGATGTCTATTCCCTTAACTGTGATATCCACTTTCAGCATGTCAGCCTCCGACCACCTCCCGTTCTTCCCTCGGTTGCTGCCCCTCACGGGCTCGCCCTGGCCATGCTCTTCATGCCTCCATCCCCTTCAGCCCGTCCATCGACTTCATCAGCCGCCTGAAATTCTCCCTGGCGTGTTCCCTTGCCTCCGGGCATTTCGGGCAGCACTTGGCGCCGTTGACCACAACAACATCCGCCTTGTCGTACTCTTCCCCGCAACGTTCGCACTTCAGCACGGGCGATTCCTGCGGCTTTCTTGCCTGTTTTGGTGCGCTGACTTTCCCGGTCATGGGTTTGT